AACGCTTCACTATTATTAATAGGAAGTGATTGTAACAGATCACGAACAGTTTCAGAAGATACAACCAATGATTTGGAAGTTAACTCGTGAAAGAAAGCTCCAATTAACGCAGGTTTTCTCGTTATTGACAGGATTGCTCCTGGACCAATAGGCGATATATCGTGCGTAGGCGTTACTAATCGTTTCGCAAACTCACATAAATCGTTAGATATTATGGATTTTGAAGGATTAATTTTTACTCCTAATAACTCCATTAACTCGAGATACTTTTCGGCAACAACATCGTTTTTAATAACGATATCATCACCAAGTACTGCATAATCAACGAAGTTTTCAACTTTCCCTTTATGAGCTGCTAGTTTAACAATCAAATGATGAGTTAAAGCTAACATAGCCCAAGAAGAGTAAGCTCCCATAGGTTGCCCTATAGAATAGTAAACGTCTTTCCCCTGGAAGGACCAAGGTATATTTAGGAGATTTCTCCAGAGGTTTCCATCAACACCTAAATTATTTAGGATGGTGATTTGTAAATCAACTGGAAGTCGATCAGTTGCTGCTGTAAGGTCAAAGCAAGAGAATTTGTCCGGACTGTTAACCTTTAGAAGAATATCTAAAGGAGCTGTCTGATTGAACGTCCCATCTTGTGGGATAGTTTCCAGGAATCTAAAAATAGAATCATGGAGAGGTTTCAAACAAAGTTGAATCCACCAATTAGTTATAGCAACAATTCGGGCTTTCCCGGCTTGATCATAAACAACAGATAACCGACCGATAGGATTTCTCGGTTGGATCCCGATTACATACGAAACAAGATATATTGGTCCTATCAAGAACCATATGCTTGCAAGTGAGGCGAGATAAAGGTAAGCTCTTTGAGCAACCAATACTCGCACAATACTAAACGCAACCTGAGGGAAAAGGAGTAATGCAATAGCATCAACACCAGATCCCCAAGTAGCTCGTTTGGAAATCGGACCAGCAGATTCAGAAATGAATCCACTAATTTTACCAAAACCAATCTTCGAATGTCCCGCAAATCTTCTCACTACTCCTTTGCAAGCAAAGGTACGGACTAAACCATTAAAAGGTTCTATTATAGAATCTAATGAAGGTTTAACCTTAGTAGGAAAAGTTCGGAATATCGATAAACAGGTTAGAACTAATCTAGTGACTAATGCCTTCTCAACCGACGTTCCTAAAAGGATACGTAAGTTGTAAGGTATCATCACAGGTAGCCCATGGCGGTTCACCCGGACTCTTACACCATTTGTGTAAACAGTTTCAGGAGAACCAGCTAAGAAACGAACAACAAGACGCAAACACTCCTTTAAATAAAGGAATGTAAAATTAAAGCCATTGGCTTTAATAAGCTCTTGAATGTTGTCTCGAAGCTTGCAAACATCTTGACTATAGTTTTGAGCTCTCATTAACCAGATGGTATA